TGTACCTTTGTCAAAGAAAGGATCTGGTGCATTTGCACTTTTAATTCTGCATTCTCCACTTTCATTACAGTCTGCACCAACATATATTCGTGATAATTCCGATTTGTCAAAATTATAATTTTTCAATATATCATAAATACTATCTGCTGTTTTATCATCCATTGGTAAAATTTGTAAAGTATTATTAGGGTCTTCTAAAATATGTTTCACAAGGGCATAATCAAATGGTTTTGATTTATGTTCATTTACACTTTCAATACACGTTTTATCATTTTCACATAAATCTGTTGCTATTTGCTTAGTTAAAGGTGCCATTGAAGAACCAGGATCACGAACCTTCACACCAAATGATGTTACTAAAGCTGGGTCTTCAACTAAAGTTTTAAGCATATATGCTGCCATCGGAGACCTACAAGTATTTCCGGCACAAGCAGTCATATAATGACGTTTTCCATTGTTTTGTGATGCAACGGCAACTGTCAATAACGTAAATAAAATTATTGCGGCCGTGCTTGACAAATTTCCTCCTCCTCCTTTTTTTCGTGTATTAACTTTCCGTTTAAGTTTTCTTTTTGTTATACGCATTTTCATTATATATATATATATATATATATATATATATTATATAATGCCAACGGTGGCCGAAATATACAAAGCAAATGTTTCTCTACTTCAAGTACAATTGAATACCGCAATACGCAAAATCAATTTGATGCGAATCAGCATTATAATGAAAAGAAATTTAATCAACTCAGCAATCAATGCATCCAATGCAAATTTAAAGAAATTGACTGACAAATATAAAACAGAAATGCCAAAAAAACAAACCGCCTTTTTGGTCGGAATCAATTATACTGGAACCATTAATGAATTGTATGGATGCATCAATGACACTAAAAATGTAGAAGACCTCCTCAAAAATAAATATAATTTTACCAATGTCGCGTTATTAAATGACGAAACTGCCACCAAACAAAACATTTTGAAAGGTTTGCAAACACTGTTATCAAATACCGAATCTGGAGACACCGCGTTTTTTATGTTTAGCGGTCATGGAACATGCACAGCTGATTTGAACAAGGATGAGACAGATGGCCAAGATGAACTCATTGTGCCGATTGATGCAGTTTCAATAAATACCTGCATATTAGACGATGAACTAAACAAATTGATACGCAATACATTAAAACCTGGAGCAAAATTGGTGGCGCTTTTCGACTGTTGTTTTAGTGGAACTATGCTGGACTTGCGTTATACATATGGATACCCAGACAATACAAATGAATCGGAAACGGTTGGCGATGTGTATATGATAAGTGGTTGCACTGACAAACAAACCAGCGCGGATACTGTGGCGCCGGTCAATGGAAAGACAATGGCATCAGGTGCGATGACGTATGCATTTTTGACAATGATTAAGGAAACCGCTTTAATGGGTGATTTAGTGACAAAAATGGGGACATTTTTAAAAGAAAATGGATATCCGCAACGGCCGTTACTATCGTCGGGGAAAAAAGTGGATTATGGAAAAACCGGGTTTTTATAAAGGAAACCGTAGGTTTCCTTTTGAACCTTCCCTTAAGGTGAGTCTCATTTAAAATTGATTTAAACATTTGTCTAATAATTATATTAGACAAATGTGTAAAGAAAAAGGTTGTAAAATTAGACCAAGTTATAACAAAGAAGGTGAGACAAAAGCATTGTATTGTAATGCACACAAAAAAGAAGGAATGGTCGATATAAAAAACAAAACTTGTCTAACCGAAGGGTGTAAAATTAGACCAAGTTATAACAAAGAAGGCGAGACAAATGCATTGTATTGTAATGCACACAAATTAGAAGGAATGGTTGATGTAATACACAAAACTTGTCTAACCAAAGGGTGTAAAATTAGACCAAATTATAATAATGAAGGCGAGACAAATGCATTGTATTGTTCAACACACAAAAAGGAAGGGATGGTTAATGTAATAAACAAAACTTGTCTTGAGTGTAAAAAACAACCAGTATTTAACAAAGAAGGTGAGACAAATGCATTGTATTGTAATGCACACAAATTAGAAGGAATGGTTGATGTGAAAAACAAAACTTGTCTTGAGTGTAAAAAACAACCAGCATTTAACAAAGAAGGTGAGACAAAAGCATTGTATTGTTCAACGCACAAAAAAGAAGGAATGGTTGATGTAATAAGCAAAACTTGTCTTGAGTGTAAAAAACAACCAGCATTTAACAAAGAAGGTGAGACAAAAGCATTGTATTGTTCAACACACAAAAAGGAAGGAATGGTTGATGTTAAACATGACACATGTAAAAGTGAATGGTGTTCAACACGTGTTCAAGAAAAATACGATGGTTATTGTCTCTTTTGTTATATGAACTTGTTTCCAGATAAACCAGTATCACGCAATTACAAAACTAAAGAATATGCCGTGGTTGAACACATCAAAAACAAATTTCACAACCATACTTGGATAGCAGACAAAATAGTAAATGGCGGTTGTTCCAAGAGAAGACCCGATTTATTATTAGATTTGTTATACCAAATTGTAATTATAGAAATAGATGAAAATCAGCATACTGAATATGATTGCAGTTGTCAAAATAAACGCATAATGGAATTATCACAAGATTTGGGACATAGACCCATAGTATTTATCCGATTTAATCCAGATGATTATGAAAAAGATGGAACAAATATAACTTCGTGTTGGGGTCAAGACAAGAAGGGAATATGCATCGTAAAAAAATCAAAAAAGGATGAATGGAAACAAAGATTAAATACTTTGGAAGAACATATAAATTACTGGATAAACCCCGAAAATATAACAAACAAAACAATTGAAACAATCCAGTTGTTTTATGATGTGTGAAAATAGGTGTTTCCGAATCACCAATTTATTCTGTATTGGTCACAGCAGTTTTTATCGCTTCTCAATTTGGAGAAGCGATAATTAAATAAGGGAAGGGGTCGTAGGGGAAACCGTAGGTTTCCCTACTTACCATTTGCCTGTGGTCTTTTTCACCATAATATTATTCCCCTTTGCCTTTCTTTTTGCATTTGGGTCATATTCGTCTCCATCATCGTCTGCCAAATTCTTCGATAATTCCCAGAACTCCTTGGACCCCAATTTGAAATCGGGGCGGTCCGCCGCCTTGTACCAGAACACTTGGTCATTAATTTTGTTGGATTTGGCGTTGTTGGATATGACCATGCACTCATAATTCTCGGTTGTTTGGTCCATAATGGTGCAAAATGATTCCAGTGTGGGAAACATAGACGCATAGTTCTCCCAAATCTTCTTACGATTGGATAAATAATTCTCTCGCAAAATAAAAACGTAATCAATATTGGTGCGGAGATTGGGTGGGATACCCAATGGGTATTGCATCGTGATGATCAACATCACTTTCCAGTGTCTCAATTATACCATTTTCATTCAGATATTTCTTTCTGAAATCATTAAACCAATGCTTTTTGAATGGGCATTGCACTCTCTCGAGTAGGTTTAGACTATATCTTAAGGCATCATCGTAATTGGTTAGATTACTCAACCCCACGGGCATTTAGTCGTTGAACAATCATCATATCCTTACCATTGCGGACTTAGATGACTTGCTGCGGGTTATCTTTATTTTATACCTTTTTACTATACTTTATGTGGTTAGCATAAACCGCGACACTATTTCTAATGCCGTTTAGTAGTATAAACCTCCATAGAACTTTATGCTAAATTCTAAATCAAGACGTCTCCGCAATTTGGACGTGTTGCATATAAAGGGTCTAATACCCTAAATACACTAGCCATTCTTTTGGAATGACTCAGGCAAACAATTCACCATTCATGAAGAGGGATCTCATCAACTTATCTTTGGTCCACGTGTTGTCGTAGAGACAATCATCCATAATAACAAAAGTGCGCGGGTCAATGGAACATTTCTTGTAAGTCTCCATCTCGGTCTGGCACTGCTTCATTACGGTTCTCTGACGTCTTAATACATTCTCTATTAAAATAGAGTTATATTCTTCGTGGATGAAAAGTTTGGGAACCAGTTTTCCGTAAAAACCGTTACCTGCTTCTGTCCCGGAAATGACGGTGCCAATAGGAATATCTTGGTGGTGATACAACAAATCTTTTACTAAAAAAGTTTTTCCAGTATCACGACGGCCAATCAATACAATAACTGGACCCTTATTTTCTCTTGGGTCAAATGTGATTGCACGCATATCAAATTTTCTTAATTCAAGTGTCATTTTAAAAAATAAATAATATATGTAAAATAAAGATAATAAATAATGCTTTGAAACGATTGATTAGTTTAATATAGCTAAAATTATGTTTTAGCGTAAATTATAAATGGATCAGAAATTTAGTATTTTTTATAAAAAAGCTAAAAAAAATAATTTAGAGATGTTGGATATTAGTGAAATCCAAAATTACAATCCAGTGTATAGCCGTTTTTTTGAAATGGATGAATCCAATTACAACCGGATTGCACTAAACCACAAATATCATATTTATGATTTGAAAACGGTTACCGATAATGAAGACAATTTGGTAGAAAAAGACATCTTTGTCAAATACTCTCCACTTTTGGATCCACTTAACTATTTGCGTGGCAAATATAATTTAGAAAGTTCTATTTTTAAAACACTTCCTAAACTCAATTTAACTAAAGAAAGTTGTTTGCCTAAAGTACTTGATGTAAATAATTCATCTTATGTAGATGGGTTTTTTTCTTATTTAACATCTATGATGAAAGACACTCATAATTGGCTGCATGGTGTGGAATATTATGGGTCATCACTTGGAATTCAGAAGGGGTTTAAGTACAATATTGCAGATGACATTGATTTTTTAACAAATAGTCCTTTTTTTATGAACAATATTAATAAACATTTTACTTTGGATGAAGATGCATCCATTATTTTGCGAGAATATTCCGGAGAAGGTTCCAGAACCAATAAGAAAAAGATAAGTATCAAAGAGTTAGAAATTGACTTGGATATAGAAGAGATATTTGATACAAATGCATCTGAATCAATTGCCAACGAATCAATTGATGTTGAATATGTGTCTGAATCCAAGCCAGTTATAAGTAATAGTGAAAGTGACAGTAGCAGTAGTGATGGGTCTGATTCAGAATCAGACACAACTGAAGATGCTGAAGAAGATTGGGAAACTGAGTCAGAATCTGGGTCTGATGAAAGCATTTTTGACGAAGAAGATGAAACAATGTTCAGCTATTTAAAAGATTTTCCAGTCCAGCTCATTTTCCAAGAAAAATGCAAAGGTACAATGGATGAATTGATTATGCAGAGAAAATTAAAAGATGATACTTTTATAGAGGCGCTTTTGCAAGTTGTTTTGCTTTTAGCCACTTACCAAAAAGTGTTTGATTTTACTCACAATGATTTACACACTAACAATATCATGTATGTAGAGACTAATAAAGAGTTTTTATATTACCGTATTGACGGGGTTTGTTATAAAGTTCCTACGAATGGTCGCATTTTCAAGTTAATTGATTTTGGAAGAGCAATTTACCGTTTTGGTGGCAAAACATTTTGCAGCGACAGTTTTGCACCGAATGGCGATGCTTCAACTCAGTATAATTGCGAACCCTATTTCAATGAAAATAAACCGCGCATTGAGCCAAACCCAAGTTTTGACTTATGTCGTCTTGGATGTTCTCTTTATGATTATGTTTGCAGAGATAATGAAATTAAAACCCCATTGCAGAAGTTGGTAGATTCCTGGTGCAATGACGACCATGGAAAAAGTGTTCTTTATAAACCAAGCGGACAAGAGAGATACCCCGATTTTAAATTGTATAAAATGATTGCACGAACTGTAAATAATCTGGTTCCCAAAGAACAATTGAAACTTGATATTTTCAAGAAATATATAAGCGAAGTGACCATAAGCGAAGTGACCATAAGCGAAGTTTTAAACATTGATGCATTGCCAAAATATGCATAACCCTAAAAATAGGTTAAAAACATTCCATATTAATATTAATAATGGATAAAATTATATATATCAACATGGACGCCCGTGCTGATCGGAACTCAGCTATTTTAAAAGAATTCAAGCGCATTGGTTTCCCCGATCACAAAATTATCCGGTTTCCTGCGGCTTCTTATAATGGATGTCCCAATTCTGGTTGTTTGCTCAGTCATGCAAACGTTTTGGAAATGGCCTACGATATGGATTTACAAAATGTTCTTATATTGGAAGACGACTTTGTTTTTATTGATGATGTAATCAAAATCCATGCAGATATATACGCATTCTTCGAAATGAATATATCCTGGGATGTTGTAATGCTCACTACATGCGCAGCAGTTGTTTCAGAGAATACAAATCAACTAATTTCTAAAATCTCATCATCCGGTAATGGTGCTGGTTATTTAGTCAATCGGTCAATGATGTTGGAACTTAGCACTTTGTTCAAATCCAATGTAGAGAATTTATATACAACAAAACAACACTGGGTTTATCAAAATGATATATTGTGGAAAACTATTATGTCGTCATCACAATGGTATATGTTCAATCATTATTTGGGGTATCAGAAAGAAGGTTATAGCGATTTGTCGCAAGATCAGAAAATCGCTATTGTTCCGCAAATTGTGGGAGAACCCAGTGTCCTGCGTGCAGAGCACGCTTCCGCCCCTATTTTGCTTTGCTTATCCCCTCCTTTGGATGATAAATCTTTACAGGAAGATAAATCTTTACAGGAAGATAAATCTTTACAGGAAGATAAATCTTTACAGACTGAAAACAATTCATATTGTGCGG